GTCTTGTTCAGTAGGCTTTAGATGGCTCCTATCGCCGTCTACAGAAGGCTTACGAGTTACCTTAGTAGAGTCTACTTCACAAGGGAAACCAGCCTGTAGCATGTACTGAGCCATAGGGTCTTTAGAGTCTGCACGTACTGTCCGAATATAATAAGGGCTGAAACGAGGATGGATACCACTAGCACTGTTAACAAGCTGAGACACAGTACCAGAAGGTTTGACACAAGTAATAGCAGCAGCTTGATTGATACCTAATCTCTTAGCCCACTTCTTGTTTGTCTCAACAGCTACTTCACGTAGAGTATTGAGCACCACATCAAGATCTTTACCTGAGTTAGTGATCTTAGCATCCATAATACCAGTGAGACTAACACCTAGCAGGGCTTCTTCCTCAGTATTCTTCTTCCAGATAGTCCGAAGATAACGGAAGTCAGTCAGTGTAGCTTGTAAAGTTCCTAGAATAGCTGCAATGCGTACCTTCTCTTTTAAACTATCTAAGGTATCATCTGCACGTACAACTACTTCTGAAAGATTACAGAATTGATTAGGTCTAAGAATGATTTCACTACAGGGGTTAGTACCAAAGTCATAGTCAGCTTCACGGCGACCATTACGAGCTGCAATCTTCTGTGCTGCTACCCGGCTAAAGACTCCACGCTCACCAGACTTAGAGTCATACAAGGCTTTCATCTCATCCATAAAGAAATTAAATTCAGGCTTCTCAGTATAACAAGCACTGTTATTAGCTAAGGCTCTTTGACCTTGTTCTTCCCACCACTGACCACTCTTAGCGTTACGTAAGCGACCATCAGAAGGGTTAGACAAGCTGATCAAAGCACTACGCCTTACACCGCCTACAACAATAACCTCTGCAATCTTACAACACAGGTCATGGCACTCAAGGCTATTAAGCTTACGACCTGCTGCCCTTTTAAAGATCTCAACAGTATATTGAAACAGATCTACTAAAGGCTGTGGGCCACTTGCACGACCTCCAAAGGTCTTAAGACGTTCTCCTGCTGCTCTGACCTTAGTAACATCCCAGCTTGGAACTTCACCAGCATAGAGCATAGCAATAAGCTGACGCATAGCCTTAGCCCAGCCAATCTTACTGTCTGCTACATCAATAGTAGTATCAGTAGCATGAAGCTTCTCTGCAATCTCAGGAAGCTTAGCAATATACTGACGCTCTACGGAAAACCCTACACCTGTACCACACATGAGGATGTACATAAGCTCATCGAATGCTTTAGGGTGATCAATAGGAAGATAAGAACAATTGAAGCCTGCTACATTATCTCTATCTAATGCTGGCCCTGCTGTCATAACACAACGCATAGAAGGCATAACTTCTAGATTAACAATAGCGTCTGTGATCTTCTGCTTTTCTTCGTTACCAATCTTATTTCCCCAGTAGGCTACATAACGATGGGCTGTTTCTTCCCATGTCTCACGCCTACTCTTATCATCTTGCCAACGAGCATAACGACTCGCTGCTATAAATTTACTGTAGTTATCCATTATCGTTTGTCTCCGTCACCTCTGATGGTGCCTCTCTCAAGGCGACCTGTTAATTTTTCTATATTATATATTGCAACTTCTTCTAGTTCAATATTGTTTTTCTTTAAAAGCACTGCAAGATTCCATAGTACATCACCTGCTTCAGCAATAACATCTTCTCTTACAATAGTCTTAACATCTCCGCGCAATAAAGGCTTTACAAAGATATCAACAAGCTCTGATGTTTCTATCATAAGACTTGCATAGGGGTAGAAAACATTATCATAACTTGCAAATGTTTCTGCCTTATCTTGATATTCATTGAAATTCATTTTTAAAAACCCTCTCATATTTATCTTTAAGAAAGTCTTCATTCTTTTCCCGGTACTCTAGAAAAGTAATCAGCCCTTCCCCCTCTTCTGATCTCTCTGTACAATTAAGAACGTACATAGTCCAGCAGTAATTTTTAAACTCTTCTTTATCCATAGGTTTATCTCGCAAGTATCTAAAAACCACAACATTTAAAAACATGACTATAAGCATAGGTGCTGCTATTAACGCAGCTATTCCTAACACAACACCATTAAGATAGCTAAGCAGCTTATACAAGATTTTCATTTCAAAGCCTCTTCAGATTCTAACTTCCGTAGTTCTTTCTCTAAAGCCTTTTTAATATTCCTTTCTTTCTTAACGCCTTTAGACTTAACTTTTTTGTTATATCTACTTCGGCGTTCTGCTTTAGTATCTAAATAGTTATTGTCCATCGCTCTCTAAAACCTTTCTTAGTTTTTTCTCGTACCATTCAGCTTTTGAAATATCTTCTATACCATTTTTATTAGGGTAACGCCATCTGTATTTAAAAGAATTGCCACGCAGATAACCTCTGAACTCTTCTGGAGTTAACATAGATTGCATAGCAACAATACATTCTACTTCCCCAGAATTGTAATGCTTAGGCTTAGCAACAACATCGTAAGTTTCTAAATCTTCTACGGTATTATCTACTAAATTACTTTTATAACTAGCCTTCCAGGCTGAGTTCCATTGTTCAGGGGTAGCATTATTCAGACTGTTCTTTTTCATTCTAGCTCCTGCGGATATATATCTCGCTCAATTTTAAACTCTGTACTGTTTCTATACTTAGCATCAATCCATTTAGCTGGAATGCTATCTACGCTATACCAAGTAAATCCATTAGCAGATGCCCATTCTCCATGACTTCTTTTTGTACCATCTTTACGCCTCTTAGCTTGTGGCATAGGTGCAGAAGGATCAGCAAAAAGAAAGACAAGCTCAATATTTTCAGGTAACACTTTCTTTACCCAGATATATTTGTTGTATTCTGAATAGTCCCAGAAACGACCCTTAGCTTCTAAGAGAATAGTTTTATTATTTATTTCTTTAACAAAGTCTGGGTGGTATGTATGCTCTACCGTATACTCTACAGGATTAACATGATGCTCCCAGCGTTTTAAAATCCCTGTATGTAATTCATACTCCCAGTTAGAGTCATAACCTTTAATGATCTTCTTTTCTACAGGTCGTTTAACTCTTTTCTTTCTAACACCTGATCTTATTTTCATTGTAAATCCTTTACATTAAGATCCTGGATATCTACGCCTGCTTTATATAGCTTCTTTAGACGTTGCTTAGCCCAGCGTAGCGTGAAGAAAGAAAGCCTCCTAGCTTCTTTAGCTTTGAAATAAGAAAGAGAAGGTAAAAAAGTAGTGTAATTATCTTTTGTTATCTTAGCCGCCTCTTCCTCAGAGACTAAAGAACGTACCCAATCAATAAGCATATCACGCGCTTTATTTTTTAAAGCAATAGATCTTTTAGAATTCATATACTTCCTCCACAAGCGGTTCAACTTTAACAGTTGTAAAATATGTAAGACCTTTAGCATACTTAAATGCTCTTAAGCCTTGATTATCATTAGATTCTTTAAAGCATTCTTTTTTAAATGCACAATAGGCACAGTTCTTAGCAATCCTATAGTTACCTTTCTTACCTTCTGCAACAGGAGGATAACAAAAATCAGGCGGTGTCTCAAGAGTTAAAGCTTTCTTAAGATCTTTAATACGCTGACGTATATTAGGCTTATCAAGATCTTCAGGGCGGTGCAAACAAAGCTCACCTGTCTCTTTATTAATAACAAGAAAGCCTCCATCATCTGTTTTCTCAGCTTCCTCATAGCCTGCAAGCTGTGATAAGTAACCGAAAGGATCATCCTCGCTCAACAAACCCTTTTTGAATTTACCAAAAGCAAAGCCTGATGCTGACTTAATATCTACAACACGCCCATTAATCTTACAGTCCATATGACCTTTGATACCATCAACTTCTATTTCTTTCTGCTCATCACTAACCTCATAGCCTGCTGTCTTAACAAGCAAGATAAGAAGTTCTTCGAGTAGATGACCATAAAGAAACCTAATATATAAAGAAGGATTAAGCCGCCTGCTCTCTTCTTCTTTTTGCTTTTCAAACCAGAGCTGACGAAAAGGCTTGCCTATATTAGACATCCGAAGATGAAAAGAGTTATTTCTTTTATCGGGCCTAGCCCACTGCTTTAAAGAGTTTAGCATAGAAACTCCAAAGTCTTCTAGAGCCTTATCATCTATAGCAATATGCTCTCCATCATTCAATACATCTATCTTGGCATAGATATCAGATACTAAATTATCCAAAGTTAAATTCGAGTTGCTCATGGTGTTCCTCATAGGTATTAAGTATATCAACTATAACAGAGAGATCAGATTTAAACCACTCTGCATTAGCCTCATCTGCAATCTTTTTAATATCACGGTGTATTTTAGTTTCTGTCTCTCTTCTATTACTTGTAAAAATATAATGTTCTAGATTGTAATCTCTTAGTGGACTAGATGTTTGATAGCTACTAACTCTGTCACTAATATCAGCAGCCATGCCTACCTTATACCAACTGTCCCAAGCTGGATTAGATAAGATGTAGACATAGCCTTCGGTAGTAGCAGCATATTTAGGAAGAGATGAAAAGGCAGCTTCTTGAAATGATTTATAACGCCCTGATTTATGCAGGGTGTGGCTCTTAGAAACTTCTTTGCCATTCAAGTACATTCTCTTAGAATCTCTAAGCTTAACAGCAGCCGGGTTATCCTTATAGTAATAAGGCTTACCTGTCTTAGGGTTGATCTCTTGTGTGTTAGTATGTTTCATTAGAAATGATCCTCTGATGTCTTATTTTTTACCATTTTTTTGGCACAATAAAAACAAATCTGTTCGCTGTCTTCAAACTCTGCCTCACTAGGGTGTCTCCAGTGGGTGGTTATAGAGCAAGAATGACTACCTATACTAAGAGTGTAAGGAGGACTATCTTCAAAATAATGCTCCTCCCATGTCTCCCATTCATCAGAAGGATCTGAAGGTACATATTTTTTTAATTTCAAATCATATCGTATGGGAAGATATTCTTCTACTTCAGCACAAAAACATAAGCTCTTTTTATTAGTGCGTTTCACTCCAGTTATCTCCTATTTTATATTCACCATCTAAGGCACAGTCTAAGTTTAAGTGCAGTCCTGCTTTGATTATTGCTTCTACACCCATTTGTCCTACTTCATCTGCATACTTTTCTAGTACTTCAATCTGCCACTCATCATGTACATTGGCTACAAAACTATAAGATATATGTGGCTTAGCTTTTAAATCTTCTGCCAGTATAACCATCGCTTGCTTCATAAGTATAGCACCTGCACCTTGCAATAAAGTATTGAGTGCTGAGTGTTCACTACGTATAAAGAGCTTACGGCCATCTAATGACTTAAGGCTTTTGCTTTTTGATGCTCTAATAATCTTAGCTTTAAGAACTGCGAATGCTGGGAGATTATCAAAAAATGATTTTCTAAGGTTTCGACCAGCACGTTTATCTCCTCCAACCACGCTTCCAAGTTTTTCATCTCCTGCTCCGTATAAGAGTGCATAGATGAAAGTCTTAGCCTGATTTCTTGATTCAAGTCCTGCAAGTTTTTGATTAGTGGTGTGTATGTCGCCATTAATGATTTCATTAGTATACTCCTCGTCTTTCATATAGTGTGCAAGCATCCTAAGTTCTAAGCCAGAAGCATCAATGCCTACTAACTTATAACCA